TTTTTTTAACATCCTTATTTGCTGCAGACATGTAGTTAGACATTTTATCAACAGAGATCTCATTTAAAATTTCTTCTGGAGTTAATTCCAACATAATGTCTTTGATCTCCTCTTCACTCAATCCTTCATCAAGTAATTGACCTTTTACGATATCAAATAAATCAGCACTTGCATATACCCCAGCAGATCCACCACCAGCATCTCCAGTTTTTTTTACTTTTTCCTTTTCTCCAGTACCAGAGTCAAGAGTTCGATTTAACATAGTATTTGTCGTGAGTGGATCTTTTTTCGCAAAGTCTTTAACTTTTTTAATTCCACTTCCAGCAATATTTTTAACTTTACCAAATGCCTTACTAGCCATTGTTGCAGCACCTTTGGCCAGTTTTCCTGCAATCATTTTACCAGCCATTACAGCACCACTTATAAATTCATCTAACTGTTCCTCAGTAAGATTTGACATTTTCTCATACGCTTCCTTCTCACTAAATCCCTCTTCAATAAAATGATTATATACAAGATCATATACATCATCCCCATGAGGAACTGTGTTTCCATTCTCATCCTTTTGATGATGTTCATAAACTGCATGATATGCTGAAAGTAAATCAACAGATTCTTTTTTCTCTTTTGAAGCCTTCTTCATCGATTCTTTTTTATCGCCATCTTTATCAAGATCTAAGAAATCAGGCTTACCACCTTTACTCTTCTTTCCTTTCTTTCCTTTCTTTCCTTTTTTCTCATCGACATTATCTTCATCATCCTTACCTTTCTTTCCTTTTTTCTTATCAATAAATGCCTGTAATCCAGCAGGAATTTTACCTTCATCAAGAGTTTCCTTTTCTTGATTTTGATACATTGATTGATATGCATCCATCAATCTACTAGGAGACGGAGCAGATCCATACTGTGTTTTACCTAGATCTGCTTGACTCTTCTTTCCAGATGGTGTCATACCACTGGATATCATGTCTTTAGAAACTCTATGATCCATCTTTATTTCAGAATTTAGAATTATTTAGTCATGCAACCAGTTCAATAAACTCACTGAGAATCTTTTTATTCATCTTTTTGTTCTTAAGACTCTTAACAAATGCACGTTTGATATCTGTTTTAGTTGCATCTTCCTTGACTTCAAACTCAGCATCATTCGCAATCGCAGCTGATGAAAGACCAAAGTAAGTATCATATGCAGAAGTTTTGATTGAAACAGATCTGTTTTTCTTCCATCCCTTCATGATTTTATCATACTCTGTATCAGACCAACCATGATAACGACGAATGAATGATCCAGCATCACGACTAGGTAGAAGACGAATACCAATAAAATTAGTATCTTTGAATGTATCTTTTAAGTTTTGAATTAAAACTTCAGTGAATCCAAAGTTAGAATCTTTAACACGATATGTTTTACCAAGTTTGCGATCACGAAGAAATGTATTGTAGTAGATTGCATTTTCGCCCATGTATGGTTCGTTCTCCCAATGTCTTTTGATTGAAACATGATAACGAGGTGTGTATGCTTCTCCATCAGTAAGAACAACACATTGAACTTTCTCAACCTTATTGTCTTTTTTGAACTGAGGAATAATTTGATGTAAGCAAATTAAAGTTTCATCTAGAGGAGTGCCAGATAATCCCATACCTACAGGAACTTGGAAGTTGTCATTATGATCATAACTATGATAATAACCAAACTTTGTAGAGATACGGAAAATATTTTTCATTTGATTCTCAAGAGTTCTAATATTCACTTTTGATGAGAACATATGCATCAAACTAAAGTTTCCATCAATAGCAACGACGCCTGCTTTTTTTGTGTAACGTTCTGTATATGATTCTGAATATGGATCATTATTTGGAAAACAATTTGTGAAAGCATAGACATCAAATGGAATCTGAACCTTACGACAAAACCAGATTAGATTATATAACTGTTTGATTGTATCTTTCATGATAGGACTCATAGATCCAGACCAATCAAGAATGAATATTAATCCATGATTCTTACCATCAGGAAGAACTGTAACTTTCTTAAAAATATCTTCATTATATTTGTAAGTGTGAAGACTTGACATATCAAGCATACCTGTTCTTGCAGTTGCAGCACGAGCATATGCACCAGCTGACTTCTTCATTTCAAACTCTTTAACAAGATAATTAACTTCTTTTTTTGCAGATTGTTTGAACTCATTAAACTCACGATCAGCATAGGAGAAATCTTCAATTGAATTATCACTCCACTGAGCATTAATCGAAGCGTGAATCCACTCATTAGAAATAATCACTCTTTTAAGATCAAGATCATTCGGTCTCTCAACATAAGTACTTTCACGACCCTTTTCATTAACTAACTGTTTAAGAGACTCTTCAAGATTATCAACAGTTTCTACTTTTGGTTCAGTATCTTGAACACCTTCGATACCACCACTTTTTGAATATACTTGATCTTCATAATCAAGACCATCATCTTCACTTTCATCTTCACTTTCATCTTCTCCCTCATTACCTTTAGTTTTAGTTTGATATTGTTGTTCATTATCTCCTTCTCCATCCTCTAGTTCAACCTTAGATTTCATCTCTTCCTCTTCCTCTTTCTTTTTATTTTCAAATTCTTCTTTAGTGTATTCCCAGATAATAAGTGAATATTCTAGAACGTCATCAAAAGACTCTGCTGATTTAACCATACTAATAAGAGTCATTTCATAATCCGTAAAATCAATATCAATAAAATTACCAATCTTGAAATATAAATTTAAACGATCAGCAAAACACATTTCATTTACATCAGTCTCAGATAACTTGAAGAAATCCATTCCATGTAATTCATTATATCCTTTGAAAAATGTTTTTGGAAGACCAGCATATCTACGTTTCATCAATTTTTCAATACGAGCATCTTCAACTATATTCACATATGATGGTGGTATTTCATACTTCTCAAACCAATCTTCACATGGAGTGTAAAGTGCATGACCAACCTCATGTGCAACTAACATATCATAAACTTCACTCGTAGCATTCTCCCATAATGGAAGAGTTAAAACTCTTGTTTCAACATTGAAACTTGCAGTCTGAACCTGTTTGTGTTCGACAATCAGATCTTCTGTAGCTAGTAACTTAGCAAGTGTTCCTTTAACTTCTTGATTAACTGTCATGTGTTCCCTGTATATGTACCTATTATAATTCCTCAGCACAAAATGGAAACGATCATTGTGACACTAATTTAATCGTCTATACCTGTCGCATAATCTAATGCCCTCTTTGCAGTTCGCATCAAACGAACTCTACGCATATCATGAGTATTAGGTAGTGTTAGAGAAAATCCTAAAAGTTCTCCCTCTGGATCATCTGGATATCCTACTGGTTGAATAAAAAATATCCCTGCGTGTGCAACACACTTCCAACCAATATCTACGAAACCTAAATCTCTCAACGCACATTCTAACTTAAGTGAGTGGCATGCCTCCTCTAGTATCATATGTCAAGATGTGGATTACCGAACTTTACTATTTATGACATACGACTAAATCCTTTTACTTTTTCAAATTGTATCAGATCTTCAAATCTATCATGTAGAGATTGTTTATGAGATATTACAAATACGTTTGCATCCTTGATTACATATTTTACTATCTTTAAAAATTCTTCTGTTCCAAATCCATCAAGAGAACTATCAAATACTTCATCCATAATCAATAGATTTGTATTGACTGAGTTTTTAAATCTAGCAACCTCCCTCCAAGTGAAGAGAAGTGCCAGATCAATTCTCATTTTTTCACCTTCACTGAAAGATGAATATGAGAAGTCCTCATGAATTGGAGATTGGATTGACTCATTGAACTCTTCATCAAGTTTGAAATTAATATAGAAGTCCATCATCCGAAGATACTTATTGACCTGTTGATTAATAAGTGGTAGATACTTTTTGATGATTTTGGACTTTACTCCACCATCCTTGAGAAGTGAATAAGCAAAGTCATGATGTAATATGTCTTGTTTCTTTTCTCCTAAAGCTTCATAAGTTTCTTTTAGTTTTTGGTCGAATTCAGTTAGTTTCTCATGCTCAGAATTTCTGTTTTCAAGTTGATTGGTAATAGTTTGAATTTCTGATTCAAGTTCTCTGATTTGATTTTGGAAGCCAGAGATCTTAACGTTATTTTGAGAAATTTCATTCGTGAGTTTAGTTGTTTCCTTAGAGAGTTGTACAAATTGACGTTCCCTTTCTTCTTCGTTTTCTATTGCTTTTTCTAGTTCTTCAAAACCAGACTTGAGTTCTTTGGCTTTTTCTTGGGCTTCGTCCAGTTTATTTAGCCTAAACTTTTCATCAATATCCTGTGTGCAAGTAGGACAAACCGTATTCTTACTAAAGAACTTATGTTCCTTCTGAACAGTTGCTGCCTTGTTTGATATCTTACCTTTTAGATTTCCTAACTCCTTGAGTTTCTTACCAGCACCTAAAAATGTTTCTTGTTCTTTTAGTAAATCTTCAACAGTTAATGATGTTTTTAGATTTGCACTTGTACATCCCTCAGATTCAAGAGATAGTAAATCTATCTTTTTCTTTTTAGATTCAATTCTATCTTTACCTCTCTTCTCAATCTCATCCATAAAGTTTTGTTGCATCTCTAACTTTTCTTTTAAAGATGTTTTTTTCAATTCTAGTGTTCTAACTTTATCTTTCTTCTCTCTTATCTTATCTTTAATTATAGTATTCATTGCCGAAAAGATCTTAATATCCAATAGATCCTCAATCACTTCTCTTCGATTTGATCCTGACAGTTGCATGAATGGAACAAATGTACTACTACCCAGTATGACGATTTGTGTGAATGACTTATAATTCATCTTCACAACATTTTGTTCTAACCATTTCTGTTGATCATTGGCAGCGGAAGATTGATTCATCATTTGTCCGTTACGATGAATCTCAAACACATTTGGTTTGATGCCTCTACGAATAAACCAATCAACTGAACCGATTTGAAAATCTAATTCAACTACACAGTCTTTTTCATTTGTAGCATTTACAAGTTGTGACTTATTAATTTTACGAAAAGGTTTATTAAACAAAACAAATGTAAGTGCATCTAACATGGTAGATTTACCAGCACCATTCGTTCCGATAATTACAGTATTCGATTTTTTATTAAGGTCTATTTCCGTCCATTGATTTCCAGTGGAAAGCAAGTTACGCCATTTTATCTTTTTGAAACAAATCATTCTTTGGAGGAACCACGATATCGTCTGGTCTAACTATATTATACATGTAATCGTGCAATTCGCAAGCCCTTATTGCAACATAATCATCTACTTCTATCACACCCATCTCTGGAGTATCTTCTTCTGAAGACATTAACTCTGCATATCTATCAGCATCATCCTCTTCCTCAAACAACATAAGAACTTTTTCTCCATCATCATCTTCGATGGAGAAAGCACCTTCATCTTCAAAACCTTTAACCGCTAAGATAAACATTACTCGACCTCACAGGCCTCCTTATAAACATCTTGAAGTATATTGGTGATCGTAAATTTATCCAAATCTACTTCAGACTCCTGTATGTATCTATTTAGCAAAGAGATTGTATCTTCGGATTCTTCTGCTTCAAACTCTTCTCCCTCTGTGAAATCAAAGTTCTCAACAATCTTAAGTTCTGCTAGATTTGATGAATATAATTTATCAATGTACTTTTCAAACTGTTTAGGATCTGATTTTTTACGAACAATTACCTTGACAATCTTTTGATCATACTTAG